GTGCCATGCTGTTTGCACAGCGAGAGGGTGTGATGTAATGGAAATCGGAACTTTGAATCAGCGAATCACCTTTCTGGTGAATCGTGTCGTTACCGATGAAATCGGAAATCACACCGCTGTGTGGGATGAAGCTTTTTCCTGCTGGGCAAAAGTGACTTTGAAAGCTTCTGCGGAGCATACGGACGCTGGTGTGACCAAAGAAACACAGACGCTGGAATTCCTCATTCGGCAAAACCAGCGCTGGATGCCGTCTGTAACAGGCAACCGAATCTTGTTTCGGGATGTTACATACAACATCACCAGTGTTACACCGGATTATCTGCACAAGGATTATCTGAAACTTACTGCAGAAGCCAGAAAGACAGGGCAAAATGACCAGTATTGACGATCTTGCGGAGGAAATCATGCAGGGCTTGCAGGAGTATGCAGACCTTGCAGATACCGCTATGAAAAAAGCAGTTCGGAAGTCTGCAACGCAAGTGAAAAATGAGATCTCTGCCAATGCTCCGGCAGACACGGGAAAGTATGCGAAAAGCTGGGCAACGAAGAGAACCAAGGAAAACAGCCATTCTCTTGAAATGACTGTCCACAGTAAGAATCGCTATCAACTGGCACATTTATTGGAGAAAGGCCATGCCAAGCGTGGCGGTGGTCGTGTATCTGCTCGTCCGCATATTGCTCCTGCGGAAGAAAACGGTGTACAGTTGCTGGAGCATTTAATTGAGGGGGCTTTGTCATGACCTACGAACAAATCGCAGAAATGATGGAGGAAATGGGACTGCCTTTCGCCTACCATCATTTTGCCGAGGACGAAAGCCCTGCACCGCCTTTTTTGCTGTTTTTATCTCCTGGAGAGAATACGTTTTCGGCAGATAATTTGGCATATTTCAGTTGCAAACAGCTGGACATTGAATTGTACACGGATAAAAAACTGCCGGAATTAGAAGAACAGGTGGAGTCAGTGCTTTCCCAGCACGAGATTTATTATACAAAAACAGAAACATTCATTGATTCGGAAGAATTGTATGAAGTACTCTATGAGATGGAGGTTTGATCTATATGGCAATGGAGAAAAACAAGGTAAAATTCGGTCTGAACAAAGTTCACTATGCAAAAATCACCTCTTATGATGAAGAAGGTGTGCCGACTTTTGCAAAGCCGGTTCGCATTCCCGGTGCAGTGTCGCTGTCTATCGATGCAGAAGGTGAAGCATCCAATTTTTACGCTGACGATGGTGTGTACTATGTGATCAACAATAACTCTGGTTACACTGGAGATCTTGAAATCGCATTGGTTCCGCTTGAGTTTGCGACAGACATTCTCGGTGAGAAACTGGATGAAAAGGGCGTTCTCACGGAAACCAATACCGCAGAAGTATCGCAGTTTGCCCTGTTGTTTGAATTCAGCGGCGATAAGAATAAAATTCGGCACTGTCTGTTCTGCTGCTCTGCCTCTCGTCCGGCAACAGAATCCAGCACCATTGAGGACGAAAAGGAAGTTAAAACAGAAACACTGTCTTTGACCGCAACGGCGTTGAACAGTGGTTTGGTAAAAACTAAAACCTGTGAGAAAACGGATGCTGAGGTTTATGAGAATTGGTACAAGGCGGTATATATGCCAAATCTGGCTGCCGCTGTACAGAGTGGTAAAGCATCCGCAGCATCTGTGAAAGCGTAAGGAGGTGGCAGTATGGCAATTCAGAAAAATATTACAATTGATGGGATTGAAGTGCCTTTTAAGGCAAGTGCAGCAGTTCCCAGATTGTATCGCTTGAAATTTCGCAGAGATATTTATCAGGACTTTGCAGCACTGCAAAAGTCTGTGGGAGAAAATACAGAGGAATCCTCTGCACTGGACATCGAGAGCCTTGAGGTGTTTGAGAACATCGCCTATATCATGGCAAAACACGCCGATGCAGCCATTCCGGCTTCTCCGGATGAGTGGCTGGAACAGTTTAACACGTTCAGTATTTATGAGATTTTGCCGCAACTGATCAATCTCTGGGGTTTGAACGTAGAAACACAGGTCAAGTCTAAAAAAAACATCGCTCGATTGACCGACCGATGACCACACCGCTGTTTTTGTTGCGGTGCGTTCAGCTTGGTTTGTCAATGGGCGATTTGAATTTTTTGACCATTGGTCTGGTGAATGATATGTTCACCGAACGGGAGAATGACGAGTGTCATTATGATGTGCTGGCAGATCAGAGGGATTTTGATGCGTTTTGATTACAAGTCATTTTCCTGTATTCTTTTTTGAGCAATGCCGTATACTTCTTCATCGGCTCTGGCACCAATTACAATAATCAGCATCTTATCATTTTGCTTGACAACTTTGTATACGACTCTAAGACCTGCACTTTTCAGTTTGACTTTCAGAAAGCCAGTTAAATCATTGCCGTTTTTGTTTCCAAGCGGTTTCCCATATCCGCCTTCATAAACAGGAAGCGGATTTTGTTTCACTTTCTTGATTACTTTTAAGACCAGTATTCTTTGACTTCCGTCAAGCGATTTTAAATCACTTTCGGCTTCCGGCAGATATTCTACTTCCCAATTCATTCAAATTCTACCTCATCAAAGTCGGATAAATCGTCGTCTGTGATTCCGAGGTCTTTCATAACTTTTTCTTCCGGAATCGTTTCTTCCGGATTGAATTTTTCCATTCGTTTTACAGCCAGAGTGAGTAAGCGGGCATCATTCACTTCATCCATCAGGCTGACATATTCATCCGGAGAAAGAAGCACACATTCCGGTGCATTGTTTTTCATAACAACTTTTGCACCGCTGTTTTTGACATCCTGAAAAATTTTTCCTGCAAGTCCACGATTGAACTGCGAAATAGAAATGGTATTTTGAATTGCTGCAATAATATTCATACGCTACACCTCCACTTATAGTATACGTCATTTTTACATAAATGTCAATAGATTTACTGATAAAAAAGCTGATAATTTTTTAGAACTGAGGTGATTACATGGCAAACCGCATCAAAGGCATCACCGTAGAAATCGGCGGTGATACCACCAAGCTGTCAAAAGCACTGGAAGGTGTCAATCGGGACATCAAGGGGACACAGACACAGCTGAAAGATGTGCAGAAACTGCTGAAACTTGACCCCACCAACACCGAACTCTTGTCCCAGAAGCACAAGCTGCTGGCAGATGCGGTGTCTGCCACCAAAGAAAAGCTGGAAGTACTGAAAACTGCGGCAGAACAGGCAAACACTGCTCTTGCAAATGGTGAAATCTCACAGCAGCAGTATGATGCTTTGCAGCGGGAGATTATCGAAACCGAAAATGAACTGAAACGTCTGACCACAGAAGCAAACAATTCTCACACTGCCCTGGAAAAGATGGGCGTTTTGGGTGAAACGCTGCAGTCCGCCGGGGACAAAATTTCCGGCGTGGGACAAAAGCTGCTGCCCGTCACCGCTGGTGTCACGGCTCTGGGAACCATTGCTGTGAAAACTGGTGCGGATTTCGATTCCGCCATGTCAAAGGTGGCAGCTGTGTCCGGTGCGACCGGTTCAGAGATGGATGCCCTCCGGGAAAAAGCCCGTGAAATGGGCAGTAAGACAAAATTTTCAGCGAGTGAAGCTGCGGAAGCCATGAACTATATGGCGATGGCAGGCTGGAAAACCAACGATATGCTCAGCGGTATCGAAGGCATCATGAATCTTGCCGCCGCCAGTGGCGAAGATTTGGCATCTACTTCAGACATTGTCACAGACGCTCTGACCGCTTTCGGTTTGTCTGTTTCGGACAGCGGACACTTTGCGGATATTCTGGCAGCTGCATCAAGCAATGCCAATACCAACGTCAGCATGATGGGTGAAACTTTTAAGTATGCCGCTCCGGTACTGGGTTCTTTGGGCTATTCTGCTGAAGACTCTGCCATTGCCATCGGACTGATGGCAAACGCCGGTATCAAATCCTCACAGGCTGGTACGGCACTGCGTTCTGCCATCACCAATCTGGCAAAGCCGACAGATACAGTAGCAGCTGCCATGGAACAGTACGGCATTTCTCTGACAGATAGTTCCGGCAAGATGTATTCTCTGCGGGAACTCATGGAACAACTCCGTCAGAAATTGGGCGGATTGTCTGAAGCAGAACAGGCACAGGCGGCTGCCTCGCTGTTTGGCAAAGAGGCCATGTCCGGTATGCTGGCGATCATCAACGGTTCACCGGCGGATTTTGAAAAACTGTCCAATGCCATTGACACCTGTTCGGATACAGTAGACGGTTACAATGGCACGACCGAAAAAATGGCAGCGGTCATGCAGGATAACCTTGCCGGACAAGTGACCATCTTGAAGTCCCAGCTGGAAGAACTGGCGATTTCTTTTTCGGACATTCTGATGCCTACCATTCGCTCCATTGTTTCCCGTATTCAGGAACTGGTGGACAAGCTGAACCAATTAGACCCACGGACAAAAGAAACCATTGCGAAAATTGCACTGATAGCTGCTGCTCTGGGTCCGATGCTGGTGGTGCTGGGAAAGACCATTTCCAGTGTGGGGACGGTCTTTTCCGCAGTGTCCAAACTGCCTGCCCTTTTCTCGTCTGTGCAGAGTGGCATCGGAGCCATTACCGGAGCGTTGGGTGTGTCATTAGGTCCGCTGCTTGCCATTATCGCAGCTGTTGCCGCTTTGGTGGCTGCCTTTGTGCATCTCTGGAAAACCAATGATGAATTCAAAAGCAATATCATCGCCATCTGGGAGCAAATCAAAAGCACCTTTACCGGATTGACGCAGGGCATCACAGACCGCATCAATGCCCTTGGATTCGACTTTGAAAGCTTCACCGATGTGCTGAAAGCGGCGTGGGACGGTCTGTGCAATCTGTTGGCTCCTATTTTCGAGGGTGCTTTTCAGAATATCTCCAATGTCTTTTCCGAATTTACCGGCATTCTTCTGGGATTGCTGGATGTTCTGATTGGTCTGTTTACTGGTGACTGGGAGCAGTGCTGGAATGGCATCAAGGGTATTTTTACGTCTATCTGGAATTTCGTTGTCAACACGTTCCGTAATATCATGAATACCCTGAAAGGCATTGCAGATGTGGTGCTGGGATGGTTCGGAACAAGCTGGAACGAAGTCTGGACTTCCATCAAAACATTTTTCGTGGACACATGGAACAGCATCGCTTCCTTTTTCACGGGAATTGTTACCGGAATCCGGGACTTTTTCGTCAACACCTGGACGTCCATTTCCAATACCTTCACCGCCATTGTCACTGCCATTCAGACGGTGGCAACAACTGTATTTACGGCGATTCGGGATTTCTTCACCACCATTTTTACGGCGATCTACAACTTTTTCAGTACAATTTTCAATGCCATTTACAACGTGGTTTCTACGGTTTTTCAGGCAATTCATAACGTCATTACGACCGTTTGGAATGCCATTTACACCACCTTAGAACCGCTGATCACGGCATTTGGTTATCTGTTTCAGACGATTTTTGAAGCCATCCAAATCATTGTGGGCAGAGTCATGGACTGGATCTCGGAGAAGATCAGTGCCATTTGGAATGCGATCGTGGCGTTTTTAACGCCCATTTTAGAGGGCATTCGAACGACATTTGAAACCATCTGGAATGCCATCTCCAATACAATTTCCACGGTCTTGACAGCGATTCAAGATGTGGTGACTACGGTTTGGAATGCTGTATCTGGTTTCATTTCGTCTGTTTTGTCTGCAATCTGGAATGTGGTTTCTTCCATCTGGAACAGCATCTCCGGCACGATTTCCAGTGTGATGAATGCTATTTTTTCTGTGGTATCGTCTATCTGGAATCAAATCTCTTCTGCGGTTTCCAATGTTCTGAATGCTATCCGGTCGGTGGTATCCAACGTCTGGAACAGCATCAAGAGTACCATTTCCAACGTAATGCAGAGCATTTCTTCTACGGTATCCAGCATCTGGGACAACATTCGTTCTGCGGTTTCCGACAAAATCAGCGGCATCAAATCTACCATTCAGAATGGATTCGATGCCGCTG